GTGTCACGGACAGGGTAGGACGTGCCATCAGCATCAACGACGTTGACCTGCCCCTTGCCGACCACTGCAAAGTATTGCTGATCGGCGCCCGCAACATCTTGCCTGTCGTAGGCGATGAGCATTGAGTCAGCATCTGCATTTGCGCTGAACTGGTCTACGTGCTCAGTCGGCCACCGCTTGCCTGCACCTTCAACGGCGGAAAAGTACACGTTGCGGGCGTCACGAGCTTGCGTAGGGCTGCGCTTGTCTTCAGGCTGCTGGCTAATGCCACCAAGCAGGTTTGATACAAGTTGGCCTTGCGTGCTCATGTTCCAGGCGTGCGGTTAGAGAAGGGGTTGTTACCGGAGTGGGCCGTGGTCCCGCTGTACTCGTTACCTCGACTAATGCCAACCTGCATGTCAGGGGCGTCGAAGATTGAGTAATCACCAACGTCAAGATCAACGTCCAGCAGCAGCCGGCGAGCGTCCATTTCGTCTTGATACAGCGAGCGCAGCGAGTCGCTAGACCCAATGTGCTGTTCGTAGTAGCGCCGCGCCGTGCGCTTGGTGACGTAGTTACGCGCCTCGTGCGGCAGCTCGTCCCAGTCAAAGTAGAGAACGACCGTGCCGCGCACAGACTCGTCAATCTCGTATGTTTGATCCTTGCGGTCCCACACAAATCCGCCGCGTACTAACTGCCAGGGCTTGTCAATCGGGTTGAATCGCAGGTAGCGCGGCGGCACGGCAACCTTGCCGCTTACTTGCGAGGCCTCAAGAACGACCTCGTACTCTGTGTTCCAGTCCCAGCCTTCGGCTAGAACCTCGCGCTTCCGGGGTGGTGTTAGTGTCAATCTGGTTGACCGGCATCTGCCCAGAAGCCGAAAGGCACTGGTTTACCGCTTCAATCTTGGTGAGTTGTGCGCCCATGTCAGTGTAGGTAAAGGCCCCTCCCATCTGTGCGGCAGACAGGAGGGGCCAAGTTAGGTAGCGAAGCTCCTACCGGAAGGCAGGAAGCTGGATCAGTCCGTGATGATGATGGCAGACTCAGGACGCAGGACGCCTGAACCCTCAACACACGTAGCCGACACGAAGTCAGAACGGTACTCAGCCTTGCGCTGGCGCTCGACCTGAACACCGCTGCGCCGGACAGTGCCGATGCAGGACTTGTGGAAGGCAAGCGCCTTGACCGAACTGAAGTCACCGTTGTAGCTGTTAAAAGTACCAGCCTCCTCAACGGCACCAAGGTTAGTCTGCGGGACGTGGTTGCTGTACATCACCTTGAAGCCCATCGAGCGGTGAATACGACCAATGGCGGCGTTACCCGCTTGTCCATAGGTAGTGTCCGCGTGGATGAACGGCGAGTCAGGGGCAGCGACGGCGGCAAAGTAATCAGCCGGCGTCATGACAAGGCAGATTTCGTCAATCGGCACGTCGGCCTCAACGAGCTTGGCGACGGCGCTAGCAATTGCTTGGAACGAGCCCTGGGCCTTGGCAGCCGTATCAAAAGACCACCCGGTGCTAACGCCCGGCAGACTGTTGACGCTAACTGACGTGCCCGTCTTGGGCTCACCCGCCTGAGTAGCCGTAAGCGTAGAGGCAGACTGAGCCGCCTTCGCCACGACTTGCATAAGCTGCTTGTCACGCTTGGCGGCAAGAGCCCGACCAAGTTCAACAGCAGTCTTGCTGGCGGCGTCCCAGTGGTTCGTAAGGCGCTCCCAGTCTTCAACAAGGGCCGGCGCAGTAAGCGGACGGTCAATGAAGATTTCACGCTCGCCAACCTCGATGTTGTTGAGGTAGCCCAGCGCCGGGTCAAGCATGTTGTCGCCCCGCGCGTGGTACTTAGCAGCGGCCCGCCCAAAGACAGGGAACTGGAACGACTTACCAGACGAGACCGTCATCGACTCGATGAGGCCTTCCATGATGTTGAGTTCGTCGAAGGTCTCCAGCACTTTGCCGGAAAACATCTTCAGGAACAGTGCCCGATCATCGCCAGCCAGGTTGGCTTGGCCGAATTGGACCGGGGTGGTTTGACTAACCATATCTAATTAGGTTGGTGGAAGAAAGAAAAGTAAGGGTGCAAACAGAGTTGGAGAATACTCGGCAGGCATTTACCTCTAACGTCCTCGGATTTATCCACCGCAGTGGGTCCGCTGTCAGACAGCTTTGCTCTAGCGTCGTATTGGTCAGGAATCAGGAAGGGTACTCGACTTCGAGACCCATCAGTTCAACGGGGCCATCAACGCAAAGCGCAATTGCGACGGTCTCGCTTTCAATCGCCGTCAGCGTCATCACCACGTCGTAGTAATCGCCGTCAGCCGCGCCTCTGCGGTAGGCCCTAACAGAGCCAGCAAAGTTAGCGCCGTTGGAGTCAAACGACGGAATTGCTACGCCATCCATCCTAAGTTCTGCACGAGCGAAAGACGTAAGGGTGGCGCCAAGTTTGCTAACTGCGGACGCCCGTTGGACGCCAACATAGGCAAGGTCAGTGGCCGCCGCATCGCCGTCAATTTTGTAGGAAAACCGAATCAGCGGATCGACGCCAGCTGCAAAGCTGCTTTGAGCCTCGTTCGGCTTGTTAAAGATGGTGTAGGCAGCGGAGTCCTTGATTTTAAGGACATCCTTGGTCATAGCCGACGCCAGAGCAATAGTGTCAGACATATCTATTTGGATTGGGGTTAGTGGATTCACCGCGTGCCATACGTGCGGCATCGCGTTGCTTGTTGACCCGCCGCTCTGCGACAGGAATAGAGACGCCGGCCGCGCCGATGGCTGCTAGAAGAAGGTTCATCAAGTGATTGCCTGTAAGCGGCACTTGACCCGCAGTCATCAACGCTTCGTTCCGCGTCTTGATGGACTCCCATAGGGATTCGAGGTCTTCTTGGGAAGAGTCCCCGATGCCTTTGATCTCTTGGGCGAGGTCGTTTTGGGCTTGCCGGATTGCGGTCGTTTGGGCTTGTGCATCTTGTGTTTGGTCGTTCAGGATCGTCTCGACACGGTTTTGATAATCTACTTGTGCAGCAGCAAGGCCGTCTAGACTAGCCTCTTGGATGCTGGCAAGGCTACGCAGGTCACCAGGGGTGACACAGGCGACAACTAGCACAACTAGAACAAGGGCTGCGGATACGTACCTCAAAGGCTCACCGTCCCACGTTCGACAGACTTGCGGAGCTTGTCCTGCACTTGGCTGCGATAGGCGGGAGACTTGTCAAACCGCTCGTCTGACATCGCCGCACGGAACTCAGACTCATCAGCAAAATAGTTGATTGAGCCCTCCCCGTTCTGCCCAGGCACCGATGCCATACCAATGCCAGCGCGAGCCTGTAGGCCTCGCATTGCCGTGATAACGACTTCAGGGTCCATTGAGCGTAGCTGCTGATTGGTGGCTTCAACGGCTTGCGGTGACATGTTCTTAGCCGCCCAGTTCAACGCATCCTGCATGGCATCAACACCGCCACACTCGGACGCACATTGACTGAGCACTTGATCGGCACGAGCACGCTGCCCAGCCAGGTACTCATCGGCAAACTGCCGGCTAAGGCCCTTGCCTTCAAACTCCTTGTAGTGATCTTCCGACCACTCCCAGTTGTTTTCCTGAAGCTCGCTGTACAGCTCTTGCCGACGATCACCAGAAAATAGATCGGTAGGCGTGTTGTCCTGCTCAATCTTTAGCTGGTCAATCTGCGGCGTTTCCGCTTTCGCCGGCGCAGCCGGGTCAGAGGGTTCGCTAGGCACCGCTTCAGGCATTTGCCCTTCCGCATCGCGGGCCACTTCGACACTGCCATAGTCAGCGCCTTCTTCGTTAGGTCTAATTTGAGGTGCTTCGCTAGTTTCCATAATCAGGTGTAGAATCCACGGTAGGCGTCAGCCTTGTACATTGAGGTCTTGGTGTCTCCGTTAAGGAAAGTGTCAATCCACGACTCGCCAAGGGCTCGACCAAGTTTGGCGTAGCCCGTCACGCTGGGGTGCGTTTTGTCGTCGCCTAGCCAGTCTAGGTCCATCTGGAGGCCGACCATGTGCGGCGAATTGTTGACAACCTGCTGCATTTGACCGTAAGCGGTGTCCACGTTAGCCTCCTTACCTTCTGCCCGGAACGGCAACTGCTGCACGGTCGGCACGTACTTGATGTTCAAGTCCTGTGCAAGCTGGGTGTGGAAGCGGGACAGCGAGTCACCAACAGTGTCCTTCGGGAACCCGCGATTCTCGTAAACATCATCAGCAGCCCCACCAAACACCGGGTCGGTGTTGTAGTTCACACCAGCGTCGTTGTTGCCAAGCATGCAGAAGTGGCCGGCAATATATGCGTGCTTTCCTAGGCCTGGGTTAGGAGTTGCATTAGTTGCAGCAGTCAAGCGGTCAAGCGCCGGCTTGCAGTACATGTCCCACCACTGAAAGTACATAGGAGTTGTAGTGCCGCCCGTTCCCGAAGGAGGCCCGACGCCAGAAGTTACAAGGGCAGCCGGGTCGTAATCAGGGTGCCACGAATACACACCAAAGCCCGCCCCAACAAGGCCAGTGGTCAGCGACACCTTTGCGAGAATTGTCGATGTGCGGCCCAAGACAATAAAGTTAATGGGCTTTGCTTCGCCGTTGGTTTGGAAGCGCCCGTACAGCGCCTGGGCAAGCGTGTGCAGCGGCGTGACAGAGTACAGCTCAGTGTCAATGTCAGGCGCGTTAGGATCAGCGGGGTAGGGCCGATCTGCGACACTGCCCATGTAAGGCTGGCAGTTACGCCAATCCGCCTTACCGGCCTCACCGCCTACAGCACCTCGCGGGCGCACATCTGAATTGCCCGCAGTCTCGCTGTATTGACTGTAAATATTGCCAGCAAAGCGACCAGTCTGCGCGTTTGTCGCCGTCGTCGTGAATGCACCATCAGTAGCACTCTGATTCCACTGCGAGTCCGCTTGATCCCACCAAAGCCACTGATCCCAATACTTGGCGATTGACTGGGCGTCAGCCGGGGCAGTGTTGTTAGCCACAGGCGGCATATACCCATACAAGGGGCGATCCTTTACCGGCAGTACAACGTCGTCACGGGCGTCATGCGCTTTGTTGAAACCTTCCGCGATGCTGTCGCCAGTGACAAGAAAGACAACTTCATCTGAGTTGCCCATCTCGATAAAGCCTTTGCCGGCGTCATCAAGAAGGAACTGGGGAGGGTGTGCCATAGCTGATTATTGTTGTTGCTGACGCTGTTGCGCCGCAATGACTTGTCCGGCAGGACCGGCGACAGAAGAAAGGACTTGTTGCTGTTGCGCCATTTGCATTTCCTGCTGGATCTGCTCCTCGCTCTTGATGATGGAATCAGCATCAAGGTTCAGAGAGGTAGCAACGCGGGTAAGGACGGCGCGGGGGTTGAAGTATTGGGCGGCCTCTTGCGGGCCGAGAAGTTGTTGGCTAATTTGTCCCATCGTCAACAGACGGTTCGCTTCATGACCTCGACTGATAGCTTCGAGGCCCGTGGCGATGATCGGCTCTATGCCTTTGGGCAGTTTGGGGACATCTGGCCGATCCGTGATCTGTGAGAGGATGTAGTGGATAATCGGCTTCTGGACGTTCTCGGCCAGCGAAGAGTACACACCACCTAGCGCATCCTCGATCTCCTGAATAGTGCTGCGGACCTCTTGGGCCGTAACACGCTCGGCGTCCCGTTGGTTCGCCATCAGGAAGATACGCATAAGGCGCTGTTCAATCTGCATTGCCCGCTGTTGGGCAACCGACAGGTCCAGCGCCTTGTTCATCTGGAGAACACCAACGTCGTCGATGTTGCCCTGCTTCACTGCCCCGTTAGGGCTAGTGGCAATCGTCTGAGCGCGGATGCTGGCACCGGGCTTGACAAGAATCAGCAGCTTTGCAGCGGCCAAGGCCGCCTCTGTAATACTGCGGCTCAAAGCCTCAAGAGCAATCAGGTCCCCGTCGTACTCCTCAACGAACGAGCTGCCATAGCTTGTGCCGCTGACCCCGTTGAAACGCAGCGGGATGAGAGGGAGGCGCTTAGCCGGCAGCACACGCAGAGAGCCTGGCACAGCCACCCCTTCAACCTCTTGCCAGTATTTGAACTGGCCGTTGTCTTCAAGGCACGCGCCGCTGTACAGGGCAAGGTTCTTGTCACCCTCACTGGACGGCGACGTACCTTCTGGCAATCCGTCAGGAAAGTAGCGGGCCGCCACCTCTCTAGCAACGTGCTGCTTGACGACGACCTTGATGATGTTGCCCTCAGGGTCTCGCTCAACGATGTACTTGTGCAGGTCCACAAACTGCGGGCCGCGCCTCTTGTCCACCATGATGAGGCCGTTGCCCGTAATGAGCAGGTGCCTCAGGCATTCAGACATCACGGGGCGCCAGCCTTGCGTTTCAAACGCCTCACGTCCCGTCTCCTCAATCAGCGACAGGTTCTTCTCAATCTCCGCACGGCCCGCTGCGGCGTCTTCTGCACCAAACTCGGCAACCAGCTGCCGCTCCATGAACGGGTCAATTGCTAGACGATAGAACGGCAGCTGGGTCGGGAACAACGACAGACCTAGCTTGGACGCCAGCGTGTTGACTCCTTCAGCCCCGACGCTTTGGTAGTTCTGCGGTAGACGGTCACGACCCGTCTCGTCCCGGCGAAATACAGCGGGGATCGTCAGAACACTTGACCTGATTCCCCGCTCCTCGAACTCCGACCGCGCCGAAAGGCCGACAGAGTAATGGTGTTGGAGCGTCTTCATGTCACACGTTCACGTTGGGGATTTGCATGCGGAATCGTTTAAGGACACCACCAGAAGCTGCTGACGTTTGCTGCGCTTGCTGCGCTGCTTGGCTGCGTCCCACCCTTTGTGCGGGCTTAGGTGCCGGGGGAGGGGCTGCCGGTGCGGGCGGCGGCGTCGGCGGCGCTTCGATCTTCGGGGCGAAACACATTGTGCGGCTCAGGGTCAGGTTTAAACGGGTGTCCGATCATGTCGTCGAGAGCACTCAGCACTTCCTGCTGCCCAGCTCGCATGCCCAGCAACCACATCATCTGATGGGCCTCGTCTGGAACCGACAAGTCGTGAAGCGGCCTAATAGGAAACCGCTCGTTGAGGTCTTTGCGAAGTCTTCGTAGGACAGATTCATCCATAGTATTAACCGTTAGGCAAATTCAGGCTGCCAAAGCCTAACTGTGTCCCCTTCATAATCACTAGCGTGGAGGATTCTAGCAACCTGTGCGTTGACAAGCGCCTCGGCAGCGGTGCTCTTAGCCTTCTCGAACTGCGCGACAATTCCAGACCACACATCACCGAACTCAGCCTGCGCGATACGGCCAGGGGACTTGACGAGCTTGTCTAGGATGCGCGGGGCCGTCTTCTCACCTACGCCGGGGCACCCCAAGTAGCCGTCCACGCGGTCGCCCATAAGGGTTTGCACCATGTGGTGGTAGCGAGCCTGCTCCGCATCTACGGTGATGTCATCAACAAACCCGACACCCTGACGGTAGCGCAGGAAACGACCAGGCACTGTTTTAAAATCCTTGTCGTGGCTGATGATCGTAGTGGGCTCGTCGCTAATAGTCGCCTCAATCCCAATCAGGTCGTCGGCCTCCAGCGTCTCAACTAGACGAGCGCGGGAGTCCTGCATGGCCCAGTCTTTGAGGCGGCCAAAGCACATAGGCCGGCGG